CCTTTACATGAAAGAGATATTATTTCTAGGTTTAAGAATCTTTGCACTAAAGCTAGATTAAGAACAAAAGAATTTAATCTTATAGATGCTGATTTATTAGATCTATGGGATAAACAAGATGGTCGATGTGCTTATACTAAATTGCCGCTGCTTGCAACAGCCAACCAATTTAATACAGTAAGTCTCGACAGAGTAGATAGCAGTAAAGGTTATGTTGTTGGAAACATTCAACTAGTCTGTTCAGCTATCAATAAGATGAAACAAGAGTACATTGAAGAGATGTTTCTTTTGTTTTGTCTGCTAGTAACGCAAAACAATAAACTGTCAGAATCACCTGAAAGTTTGTTAGCCCGTTATGTTCCACTAGGCATGGTGGACAAATAATGTACCTAACAAATTCAGCCTCTGTAGTAATGTTGAGCGTATTTAATTATATGCCTAACACATATCTAGGAGGATATTAATATGGCCTTTCCAAAAGCCGTTGGCTATGGTAACCTGCCGAATGGAAACTTCAGTCCGGTTATCTATTCCAAGCAAGTACAACTTGCATTCCGTAAAGCGTCTACTGTTGAAGACATCACCAATAATGATTACTTTGGTGAAATCGCAAACATGGGCGACAGTGTCAAAATCATTAAAGAACCTGAAGTGTCTGTTCAAAGCTACGCCCGTGGCACACAGATCACTGCTCAAGATCTGAATGATGAAGACTTCACTTTGGTTGTTGACCAAGCTAACTACTACGCTTTCAAGATTGATGACATCGAAGCAGCTCACTCACATGTGAACTTCATGCAGATGGCTTCTGATCGTGCAGCGTATCGTTTGCGTGATCAGTATGACCAAGATGTATTGGGTTATCTCTCTGGCTTCTCACAAGCTACTAAGCATGCAAATGCTGGTACAGCTCGTACAACTTATCCCGGAACTAAAGCTTTGACTGAAGCTGGTTCTGATGAGTTGTTGAGCACTATGAAGCTGATCAAGAGTAGCTTTGGTAACATCACTACAGCTTCTGCTGGTGATCATTCCATTCCTTTGGCTCCTCGCCTCCCCGGTGCAACAACTTTCCCTACTGCTACAGCTTCACCTTTAGCTGTTATTGCTCGTATGGGTCGCTTGTTGGATCAACAGTTTGTTGATTCCGCTGGTCGTTGGTTGGTGGTTGATCCTGTGTTCATCGAAATGTTGAAGGACGAAGACAGCCGTTTGTTGAGTAGTGACTTTGGTGGTTCTGGTTTGCAGAACGGCTTGGTCATTAACAACTTGCATGGCTTCCGTGTTTATGTTTCTAACAACCTGCCAAAAATTGGTACTGGTGCTGGTACTTCAGGTACTGCTAACCAGAACTCCAACTATGGTGTGATTGTTGGTGGTCATGACTCTGCTGTTGCAACTGCTCAGCAAATCACTAAGACCGAGACATATCGTGATCCAGACAGCTTTGCTGACATCGTGCGTGGTATGCATCTTTATGGTCGCAAAATTTTGCGCCCTGAAGGTATTGTCACTGCTAAATACAACGCTGCTTAAGGAGAAACTAAATGGCAACTATTACTACTCTCTCGAATGCCGTTGGCGCTGGTACACAACCAAGCCGTGCTCTTCGCAACATGCCTTATGTTGTGGAAAACACAATTAACTTTGCTAGTGCTGTAACAGCTAAAGGTTCTGCCTTGGCTGCTGCTGACGTTATCGAAGCTCTTCAGATTCCCGCACAATCTATTGTGTTGGCTGCTGGTTTTGAAGTCATCAGTGCTGTAACAGGTAGCTGTACAGTGAGCTTGGGTGTTACTGGTGTAACAGCCGCTGCTTATGTGTCTGCCTTTGGTGTGACTGGTTCTCTTGCTGTGGGTGATTATGCAACACCAGCCACTGCCGGATATCCTATCGTAACCAAATCTGCTGATACATTGGACTTGCTGTTGGTTACTGAAACCACTACATTGAGCGCTGGTTCCATCCGTGTCTTTGCTGTCATCGTTGATGCACAAGATCGTGTTGGTCCTGCTTCTGTGGACCGTGAGCAACTGGCCTAATAGCTAGTTGATGTGGGAGGGGCTTAATCGCCTCTCCCATTTCTGTATGCTCTATTAGAGAGCGTTTTTAAAACTAAGAGGATTCTCTAATGGCTATTACTTCTGCCCTTTGCACAAGCTTTAAAAAAGAATTGCTTGAGCGTAAACATGACTTTAATACTACAAGCGGTCATACATTTAAGATTGCTTTGTATACGTCTTCGGCTACCCTTGGTGCTACAACCACAGCTTATACAACCTCTAACGAAGTTGTAGGTACTGGTTACACTGCTGGTGGTACTACTTTAACAAACATTGATCCTACTAGCAGTGGCACTACAGCATTCATTGACTTTGCTGATGCCACTTGGTCTAGTGCAACCATCACCGCTGCTGGTGCTTTGATTTATAACACAACCACTGATGGTGGTACAGGTACAACTAATGCTGTAGCTGTCATCTCTTTTGGTGGTGATAAAACATCTACCAACGGTGATTTTGTAATTCAATTCCCTACAGCAGACGCAAGCAACGCTATTGTTCGTATCGCATAAGGAGTCGTAGGTTATGGCTACGACAACCCGGTCAGGGGCAATATATGGCATTGGCACATACGGGACTTCTCGTTATGGTAAAAGCAATGTTGCATATGTTCCAGATGGGGTGCAAGGAGCAGCAACATCTGATAGTGGTGTTGTTATCAGTGGTGATGCTAATCATGTAGTTGTTAGCTTAGTTGCTGCAGGTG